TTGGATGTTTAAACCCATTGCAGACACAGTATCGAATGCAAACGGGCTGTTGTAGTTAGGACGTGCTAAAGCGATAGTTGAAACACCCATGCCCACAAGTGGCTGGATATATTCAGAGCTAAGCACCATGGATAAAATCTCGTTACCACTTAATGTAGAAGTGGCAACAATCTCAGACACAGTAGGAATACCAAGCAAGCGCTGCATGATAGTGTTGTCACCTTTTGCAGTGCTGTAGTCGCGGGTAAAGTTCCAGTAAACCTCATTAGATACAAACCACACAGCAGGCGCGTTGATTTTCTGAGTCACAAAGCGTCTTTCTGCTAATGCAGTGAACGCGGCCACGACAGCGCTGCCTAATTGCGCTTTATCAGTGTAATCAAAAGCAAAACCACCTGAACCGATGTCAACTTGATCCACACGAGCATCACCACGGAAACCAGACCAACCATAAGTTTTATAGGTGGCTGTAGTGCCGTCCATGATGTAGCTAATCAAGCCTTTACGGTGTGTGCGCAAAGATTCAGACTGTTTAACCATTGCATCGTCAAAGCCATCTAGTGACATTTGATTTTCTTCACGCCAAGACGTACTAAAACCGTTTTGGTGTACAGGAACTAATGTGCCGTCCAAGTCATAGTCAACTTTATCGTGAATTACGCCGATTTCGCCAGACATTGAAGTTTGAAATCCACCCATGCCAGAGGCGCGAGCTTGTTCACTTACCATGCGGCCAATTGGCAAAGAGCGTGCAAGGGGTAACAAGCGATTAAGCAGGTTATCACCTTCGTCTAAGTGAAACTGGCGAATAGTGGTAGAGTCAAAGTCTTTGTATAGATCGGTAGGGCTTGATCCAACGTTTGCAAACAATGCAGGGTTAAGCGCATGACGAGCATCAGAACGATGACGGTTAACGGCTTGGTATTGCATGTTCATGTTGCGCAAGTTGCTTGCATCGCCCCTTGCTAAAGCTTGGTTAAATATTAGCATGGGTTATGCTCCTTTTACTTTAACAAGCGTGACTGACGCGCCTGTGTTAATGATTTCATCACTGTAAGCAATGATCTTGTCTGCGCCAGTAGCAGCCGCGATTTTAAGCACACCGGCACCGTTTGATGCAAGGCCAACACCTTTAGAAGTGATGTTAGATGATGCAGCAACTAATACGTTAGCTGTGCAGTCTTGTGGTAATTTACGGAAGATGACGTTTTCACCGATTGCATAGCTCGTATCAACATCGCCAGCGCCTAAGATGTCATAGTCAGCAAACAAGGCTTGCTTACCAAACACAGTAGAAGCGTCATTTGACTCTGCTACGCCTGTAGCTGATTGCTCAACTAAAGCACCAGGGCGAACGGCTGCGGTTGCTGCGGCTTCGTGTACAACGGGCGCAACGGCATCAGTAAAGATTTTTCTTTTTCCATCAGTAGCCATGATTACTTCACCTCTACGTTAGGCATTTCAAGCGAGGCAAGTTCATTGCCAGCGTTTGGTTTAAATGCGGAATTAAAATGGTAAGCGGGTAGCTCTTTTTTAGCTGCCAACTTCTGCAATGTGTTAACGCTCATTGCTTTTAGTTCAGTTTCTTCAAAGTCACCTTTCAATGATTCGATCAACTGGTCTTTTTCAGCATCGGCTTGTGCGTTCTGCTTGGCTTCAATAGCGTTTAACTTTTCAGTTAATGGGCTGATTGCATTGGCTACGATTGCAGCAAAATCAGGAGTTTCAACAACTTCTGTTTTGATTTCGGTCGCTTTGTTGGCGGCCAACTGTTTGTTTAGTGCTTCGGTCACTTGTGCTTCAGTCGCATTATCTGCGATTGTTACACCGTTGGCCCTAAGCGACTTTATTAGGTCTTCTAATTTCATCTCTTTACCTTTTTCGTCAGAGTTACGGCCACCATGACCGATTTCATTTTCAGCGTTACCGCCAATATTGGAGACAAACTCGATTAGCTTGCTCCAAATTCCTTTTTTATCGTTTTTAATCGCTTTGATAACGTCTTCAGGGTTTATCAGTTGCCCTTCTTCGTCACATACAAAGCGATTGACGACCAATTTTTTATTCTTGTTTACCATCATGCCAACACCTTCTTTTGGTGTGGCTGCGCCTTCTTCGTCTAGCAATATGGCATCGTGGTCAAACTCCATATTCTGAGCGACCCACGAATATTCCTGATTGTTGATCATGCCTTGCTTTTCGTTAATTTCTAAAAAGACACCTACGCTTGTGTGAATGGGTTGATCTGATTCACCGCTTAAAAGCTTATTAACCCGGTCAATAAGTTTCTTGCCGATTTCTGATTGCATGGCAACGCGCTCATTAATGCGCTTTTCAACATAAATACGGTTATCTTTGCGCTGAACGTTTGTGTTCCATACTCCAGCGTGGAAACGGTCAATGCCAATTTCAGAACGGGCAGAAGCAAAATTGCCCTCATCATCTACCGGGTGACCAATAGGCGCTGGTGTCCCCTCAAGCGTTTTAAAGCTATTTTCGATTTCATGCTTAGGATATAAGCCGCCATTCATAACAACGTCATCAGGTAGCGTATAGCTAGGTATAATGATTAAGTTGTCACCATTTGCGGCTGTCTCTCGTCGTATCATCGAGGTATTAACCTGATTTACGACTTGCACAAATCTATGCTCGGCTGCTTGATTGCAGACAAGTTTTTTAATTGATTTCATTTGGATTACTTCCCGTAGTGGGCTATACGTTGACTTTCAAACTTGGGAATTAGGCCACCGTCAAACGGTTTGCCCTCTTTATTTAAAACAACCTCAGTGCTTGAGCAAAGGCAGTTGATACGGTTTGTGCCTTCATCCCACCAAGCTGCTTGGTCTTCTATCGTGTGAATAGTGCCATGGCGTAAACCGTGAGTTTTGCGCGTTGCGTCGAACTTTAAGGCGCTTCTATGTACGATTTGCACATTGATACCTAACTTGTCACGGCTCTGCTTGTTCTGTTCAAGGCGTGCAAGTGAATTACTGCGATTAACTTCTGTGCGTGCTATACGTTCAGCTCTAGCATTGGCAACATGAAAGCGCTTTTTAATCTCTCGCTGTGCTTGTCTTGGTGACTTGCCGCCAGTGATAACGCTTGATATTACTCTCGATATATCATCAATTGTGCTTTGGCTAAACCCTTTCATTTCAGCAAAAGCATTAGTGAATTGAACGTTTAAGCGTTGCTGATAATCGAATGAGTTAATAACCTGTATTGCTTCTAGTTGCTGAAGTAGCGATTCTTCATAACCTGCTTGGCCTGCTAACAATTGTACTCGCATTGCTGAGGTGATCGAGCCTTTGCGGTAACTATCCTCAATGTAAGAGCTAAAGAAGTTGTCACGCTCATTACCGCTTGTTTGCAACCAGCGATTGATTATTCTTTCAATCTCAATGTTTGCTTGTTTGCGGCCAAATGAGTCAATAAGCCATTCATAAACGGTTTTATTAACTTGAATTGCATCAGGAATAACTTTTGCTCTTGTTTGAATAGCGTTAATCAGTGCAATAACTTCTTGCTGTGCGCCATATAAACGCTTTTTAAACTCGGTGTTTGCCTTGCGTCTAATGCCTGCTGTTTGTGCAGGGTCAAGGCTAACTGATGACATTATCTAACTCTAAATCTTCTTCTGGTTCGTCTAGCTCAGAGTCATCTAATTCAGAATCATTTAAATCTTCGTCTGGCTGGTGTCCAAATTCTTCACGTATTTCATTAGGCTTGAATGGGGCATCTTGTCCGGTCGTTATGGCATCTTTGTTGATCATAGACATAGCTTTGGCTAATTCTGCTTTTTGCAATGCGCCTGGTGCTGTTAAGTCATCCCATTCAACATGTACGTCATCAGGTATTTTTAAATTTGTATGCTCGCCAAACCACGCCAGAACATCATTGATAAAATCACTAATTTCGTTTTCTCTACGCGACTGCAACAAGCGCATAAAGTGGCCTGTGTCTTCATCGCCTGCCTTAACGCCTGTCTGTGAGCCGAATAATATTTTAGAAGGAATGCCACTACCTGCAGCAATCGACTTTTCAAGAATAGCTACGAACCCATCAGGATTAGGCATTGAAGTATCAAGGCTTTTAAGGTTCCACCCGCCGGTGTAGGGCATCGTGTCGAAGCCAGCGAACATATCCGTTAACATGTCCGTTAGGGCGTCGAGTTCTTCTGTTTTTGGTGCATTAGCTGCGCTTTCTTTTGACGCCTCTAACACAAATTTTTGAGCTGCAGCACGCCAGAAACCCTCACCACCTGAGCCTTTCACTTTATCCCAATCAATTAGATCGTTAAATATCGCTTCTAGACTTGGGATGCCGTATATAGTGCCATCGTCAGCACCCTCGGCAAACGTAGTGACACGGGTCCAGTGTATTTGACCCGATCTATTTTGACGCTCTGAACGGCTGCCTGTTCCAGACTCTTGCAAACTATACATGACAGGTTGTCCGTATCGGTGGCTTTTCTGATCTTCTTCAACTGTTGAGACTTGTAACTGGTCTTCAAATACGGGCTTTACATCGATAATGCGGTTTATATTAACCTTAGCAAGCGGCTTATCCATCGTTAAACCATCAGCTACGGTCCAAACCAAAGCGCTATAACGGCCCACACGTTGACGCAAATCAGCGCCTTTTATGCGTTGCCATAACTTCAAGCGCTTAACTGTGCGTTTAAATTCTTTCTCGAATGCAGTTTCGTCGTGCTTTTCGTCAGACTCTTTTACACATGGTTTAGTCAACCAGCAAAGTTTAACAGGTAATCCAACTACCTGAGCCGCTACCGCATTTCTGCGCCACATATTCCAGTGCATGAAAAAGGTAAGCTCACTCGGCCACCCGTAATCATTCCACGCTTTATTGTGCTTAGTATCGGCTTGATAATCGCCACCAGTGAAGACAGAGCCATTGCGGGTAATCTGTCTAGCATTATTCATAAGCGTGTAAGCTTTGTTCATCAATGCTAGTTGATTGGCTTTAAGATGTGGCTTCAATGGTTTACCTGTTTAGATTATTAGCCTGTTAAATTGGCATAGATGTATTTAAGGCGTTGTAAGTAATTCGCCGGGTTAACTTGCCAAAGCATGTCAACTGAATCAGGTCTAGATTTTACGTCAAAGATTTGATCGCCCATGTACTTAACGCGCCCTTTGAATTCGATTTTATTTAATCTTATTACTGAAAACGCATTCTCATTAAAGAAGCATAGAAAGATAAAATCAGATCCATTTCTTACGTAATCAACCCAAATAGATCGATCCGTCATCACATTACCTAATTCGTAATTTCTTTCGTTACTTTCTTTTATTGACTGACTAAGTTCAAAGTCATACGGCTGTGATTCAATCTGACTGTTTGCTTCTTTTAAAGTCAACTCAGTATCAACAAGCCGAGTATTGGCAATCGTGAAATCATTATTTTCATAGCTTGAAAGCGTATCTAAACACGCATCTAAAGCCGTTGTATTGAGCAACCTTTCATTATCAATACTAAATAAATAAACGTGAAACGCTGCGGCAATTAGCGCAACAACTGCAATTAACTTTTTCATATCAGAGCATCCTTTTTACCAGGCCTTATTACCTGGTTGATTGGATACTATTTTATAAATCCGTTAGTAACAAGGCTCTAACGCCTGCGCGTGCCAAACACCATACCAACAGCGTCTTTATAATTGCGATAAGCCATGATAAAAGCATCTGCCAAGTTGGGAGACTTAACATCACGCTTTTTAAGGTCTTCTTTACTCTCAACCTTAACTTTGCCGTTTTTGTCATAATCTCTGAACGGTGTAGCTAATTCGGTTTTAAGCTGATCTAAATGATTGCATT